ATAAGACCTTGGCGGTGCGGCAGGAACAACATGTCCACGTCTTTGTCGTGGTAACGCACAACCTCAACACTGGTTGCGTTGCGCATACCGTTGTTGTCAATGAACCCTTGCGCAAATGGGTATTGGGCAAGCAGTTCATCGGTGGTAAGCATGGTGGTAGAGAACATGGATGTGCAGTTACCCCAACGGTCAAACAGGGGGTAGGTGCCCATTGAGTCTAAGAATGTTATGCGGGGGAGTTGTGCTTCAACGTCAACTTCAACCATTGCTGGCACGAACCCGTATGTAACATAGCGGTCAGCGGCAGTAAAGTTCTGTCGCTGCAAATCCGAATGCAGAATGTACCCGTTAACAATGCGGGCACGCTTTTCGGCAAACAAACGTGCCTTGTCGCTGCTCATGGTGGATGAGGAGCAGTTAAACGTTGGCAGTGGTGCAAGAACTTCAGACACGTCACGGGCGGCAACGTCAATCATGTTGGCGACAATGCCCTGCTGGAACGGTCCATCTGGGAACAGTTCTGGGTACACCTCGTTCATGCGACCCATGCGCACCTTGCGAATGTTTTGCATGCGGCGGTCACGGTCAGCGTTGTGTGTCTTAAGACGGTCAAACAGTGCCTTGATTTCATCTATTGAGTTCATGCAACACCTCCCATCATCTGACTCATTTCATACTCGCCAATGTTGATAACACTTTGTTGATTCATGTCCCACGGGGTAAGGAACGGGTTGCTTTGGTGATGGCGCCCGTAATGTGACCATGTTTGAATACGGTCACGGCATGCCAGTTCTGTAAACCAAAGCGCCATCACAATGTCTGTTTTGGTTCCCTTTTTTGCATCAGGGTGCCATGTGACAAGTTGTTCAACGAACGCTTTCATCGCCTCAGACCCTGAGGTGGAGGGCAGTTCAATAAGTTGGTTGTTGTCTTTCCAACCAGCAAACATGGTGGTCATGGAAGCAACACCGAAGTCTGCGTCCCACTTGTTCCTGCCTGTGAAATGTTCGCGCAAGATTGCCCCACGCCCACTGAGAAACTCACGCACCTCGCGGTCCTGCGTCAACATTGCCTGGAACGCGTTTTTCTCCACACGCCACTCGGTGATGTTGTACTTATCTGTCCAGCGGTAAATCAGTTCGCGAATCCCATCAGGGGTGGTGCCAGGGTTGTTAAACACATCTAGCACGTAACGCATGTTCGTGGATGCGTCTAAGCCGATTACCACGGCAGCGGTGTGACCACTCATAGCGGGGTCAAGCCCTGCCATGATGATGAGTCCATCCATTCCACGTTCACGAACACCTGGCATGCCCACAGGCATGTTCCCTGTCATGCGCGCCCCGTTAATGGCTGCGCGGATAGCATCAGGGTCAAACACCGTCGAATCGGATGTTTGCTGCTGCATGTACACTTGCGCCCACGTACGGGGCGACATGCGTTGCCGTTTTTTAAGTAAACGTGGACCATTCCATTTTGGGTACAGCCCATCAGGGTCAGGTTCAGTGTCTACACCCTTAGCGCCAATCTCAGGAATGTTGGAACGCGCCCACAGGGTCTTCCAATCGTTTGCGTCATCAGCAAACTCCAAAACGGCTGGTTCACTAAAATAAGTCCACGGTGACTGCTCGTCAGGGTACTTAGATGGGTCCCGCAGTTCCGAATACAAATCCTTAGCCGCCAAACGGGTACCTACCACCAGCAGGCTACCTGATGCAGATACACGCGAAATGACCTCAGATTGCACCCAGTCAATTTGTTTGTCGTGCTCGTGGGCGTTCGTTAAGTCAATACAGTCATCCATGACAATGAGGTCGGCACGGGCGCCGTACACGTGCCCACGGATACCCAACGCGTGAACTGTGGGGTCCTTTTCACCAGAGTCACGCACATCACTAGATACGTAAATCATGTCCTGGGTCCACGAATCGGACCCCTTCTCAAACCCGCCCTGGGGACCATACGCGGCAATTAAATCCGCATACTTGGGGTGGGTGAGGCGAGACTTGATAGCCAACAACATTTTTCGTGCCATAGCCTGAGTTTTTGAAATTACGATAACTCGGACATTTGGGTCCATGCAAATGCGGTACACCACATAGTTGATAGTGATACTTGTTGTCTTCGAATGCTCAGGTGGCATGTTGCAAATAATCAAATCAGGCTCACCCTGCTCCAACACCATGCTCGGGTGAAGCCAAGACGGTTCGCGCCCCTCAATCAAATCCACCACATTCTGAATATGCGGAAACACCCGCACACCCAAAAACCGTTCACAAAACTCAGGGAACGGCAACTCATCCACAACACCACGCTGACCAGTAGTCTGCTGGTGGCGAATCCTATCCACGGCGAGAGCAAAGTCAGTGTCTGACCTCCGCCAAGCCTCATAAGTTTTCGGGTGCCTACCAGCAACACCACAAGCCTGGGCAACAGTTGCACCCTTAGCCAACTGCTCAATAACAGCCTGTTTAGCCTCGGCAGATGAAGAGTTAGTTAAAGGCTTTGGCATACAACACACCAGCCTTCAAGTTAGGGGTACATACAGCACCCCCATCGGGGGTGCAGTACCAAGTAAAACAACAACCATAAACAACAATTAAAAGCATTAACAGCGAACCCCTCAGGGGGTTCGCGGTATGTACAATTACTTACATATAGTATTAGGCGCACTGTGCGTCCCTATGTGCGTCAAAACTGAAAAAACTTTTAAAAAGTTTTCAACACACCGTAAAAACCACGTCAAAACAGACAAACCATACACGGATACTCCACAATTCTTTAAGGTGATACATTGGTATAAGGGTGGCGCCTCGCTAAAAACCCTGGGGTCATTGGTGGCGGTTGTGGTGTGTTGGTGGCTACTCGACTTGCCAACAAGACCGACCAGACATCACCGATTCACAGCAGGCAGGCAAGGCACAAGGCAGGCATAGGCAGGCAGGACGGCGTGCAGGCATTGACTACCAACAGACAGACCAACAGACAGACCAGCAGGCATGATGTGGTGGGGGATTCTGGCCGGACATCAGGCTTGCGGCTACGAGACCGGACATCGGGTAGGTGTGCCGTAATTGGTACCTAATAATTAGGTGTAAATTAGTTTGGAAATGTGCTTGACTGACAAGGTGCTATGCCGTATTGTTGTCCTTATGAGAGAGCACGAGGGTGCTTTCCACTAATGAACAGGAGCACGAAATGTCGAACCCGACACCACGCAAGACTAGCACGACCAGCACGCCAGACACGACCAGCACGCCAGACACGACCGCGAACGACACGGTGCGCGCAAAGGCTCTAGATGCGCTTATCAAGGCTTGTGAGGTTGCGGACGGTCGCGCGTTGAAACTCACCGCCGACATCGTGAAAGCATACCAGCGCGCACTTGACGCTGGTGTATTGCGCAAGGTGGCACAGGACACAATTGCACGCTACGCGCCGACGTTGCGAGTCTCGCCGTCATCGCTTGACGCTCTGCCATTGGCGGCGCGAATGGTGGAGGCTTTCAATCTGACAATGGAGGAGGCACAGACTAACGCCGTAGCGATGCGCAAGGAGTTAGGGTCTAAGGAGGCACTGGTGACCGTGGAGCGCCTAGCGGAACAAGGCAAGGACGCCGCCGCCGTTGTCAAGCACACGAGCGCGCTAACGCGAGCAGGCAACAAGGCACGCAAGGCTAAGACGGACGCGCAACGAATCAACAACGCGACCGCGCCCGATGAGGTCGATGCCGAGGCTAAGCCAAAAATGCGCAAGTCGTGGCTGGTGAACGTCATGCTGACAGAACTGCTGACCAGCCCGCAACCGTTCACGGTCGAGGACATCGCCGCACTCGAGGAGGCAAGCCAGACTCTAGGCGCACTCATCAACAAGGCAAAGATGTCTGCCGCGCGCGCCGCCGCTGACAAATCCTAATCGCATAAGGCAGCGCCCCTGCACCCGTGAGGGTGTGGGGGCTTTGCCATGCCTGCCGCCGACGCCACAAACTCCGCCACAAAATGTGGCTCGCCACAAACTGCGTGGCTCGGTACTGCGTGGCTCGTGACTGCGTGCCACTTTGCGTGTGAACACTTTTGACCGGACCGGCATGAACCGCGTGTAAAGCGCCCGCCACAAACCTGGTCGCCACAAAATGTGGCTCGCCACAAAATCTGCGGCTCGTGACTGCAC